CTTATAGAACGGGCAGTAAACCGCTTTGAACTATGAACAAAGCAAAGGCTCTAAAGTTCATTAAAGCTAACGTCTACGTGCTGGAAATGCTAAAGGCGGAGCAGTTCGCAGGACGGCTAACCCGTGAAGAAGTAGCGGAGTACAAAGAGGTCTACAAGTTCATAGACCCTAAAGCGGACGTTTGTTTTACTTGCGGTCGTAGCCCTCAAGTTATGGCCAGCAGGATGCTAACGTATAAGAAAGAATGTAGCGTTAGCGTGAAGCAAATAGCCAGAGACTTTAACAAAAAGAAGTGAACTACAATAGCGATTTTCGACACGACTTAGAGGTAGGCCAAGTAGCGGAACGTGAACTGGGTGAGATATTCGAGGGTAAAAAGGTGGAGGTTAAAAACGACCTTAGAGCTTTAGACACAGGGAACGTTTACGTAGAATATGAAAGCAGGGGTAAGGCTTCAGGTATTGCCACTTCGGAGGCTGAATGGTACGCCTTTAAACTTTCGGACACTCAGATAAGACTAATTAAAACTAAGCATCTAAAAGAACTATGCAGGAGCTATCTTAATACTGAACGAGATAGAGAAGGCGGAGACAGTAACACCAGCAAAGGCATACTTTTACCATTGACTGAACTATGACTTGTACGACTAAACTATGACAGACTACGGGCTTTATCTAACGCATAATATCTATGACGGCTTCTGGTATTGCTTCAACCGCCAAGACGCTAACGCCTATTGGATAGGTGAATACTGTAAGAAGGCGAAGGGTAAGACACCGCAACAAGCTCTAACTAACTATAAAAATGGAACTACGGAGACTGACGGAAATAAGGCCTAACCCTGAGAACCCACGGGTAATAAGGGACGAGAAGTTTAAGAAGCTGGTTAAGTCCTTAAAAGCCTTTCCTGAAATGGCAGCCGTGCGGCCCGTAGTAGTGAATACGGACTTTGTAGTATTGGGTGGTAATATGCGTCTTAGAGCTATGAAAGAAGCTGGCTGGGTAGAAGTCCCGGTTGAGGTCGTAGACTGGACAGAAGAAAAACAAAGGGAATTTATTGTAAAAGATAACGTAGGCTTCGGTGAATGGGACTGGGACGAACTGGCGAATACTTGGGACGCTCAGGAGCTTAACGAATGGGGGTTAGACTTTCCTAATGACTTTGATAATGCAGAACCAGACGAAGGCGAAAGCTTTAAAATTACCCTTGAATACACAGAAGAAGACTACTCTAAATTGATGGACGCTTTTATGATATTTGGAAGCACTAAAGAAGAAGTAGTATTTAATGCACTAATAAAAGACAATGGCTAAAGAAGACTTAGTACCCTTTAAGAAAGGACAAAGCGGTAACCCTAACGGCAGACCAAAGAAAATAGAGACAGTTTTAAAAGACCACTTCTTAGCTGAACACAATATTAAGCTAACCAAATCTCAGACGCAGGACATAGTAAAGACCCTACTAAGTAAAACAAGGTCCGAACTAATGGAATTGGCGAAGGATGAGAGCCTACCGTTCTGGGTGGCATTAATAGCGAACAAAGCAAGTAGAGACTTTAAGAAAGGTTCTATTCATATCTTAGACGTGCTATGGGACAGAGTCTACGGCAAACCGAAAGAAGAAGTAGAACAAACTATTAACGGGGGCAAACCCGAAATAATAGAGGTCGTAATTCATAGACCCGATGGTAATTAATGGAACTGAAGTCTTTGATAAACTCTGGAAGGCCCTTAATGATAAACAAGTTCGGGGAATTGTGTTGGAGGGTGGAAGTAGAAGCTCTAAGACGTGGTCGATTTGTCAGGCGCTCTATTGCCTCGGTACGCAAAAGCCGCAAAGGTTCGCGGTCGCAAGGTTCAGGCGCACGTGGATTAAGCCCACGGTACTTGACACATTTAAAAAGGTCTTCAACTCGCTTGGGGAATTTAACGAGGAGGCGTTTAACAAAACGGAGTTAATCTATAACCTCCACGGCTCAACTTATGAGTTCTACGGGCTGGACGACTCCCAGAAGCTACACGGTATAGAAACGGACTTATTCTGGCTAAACGAGGCTATTGAGATAAGCAAAGATTCATTCGACCAATTAGAGCAGCGGTGTAAGGGCGGCAAATGGATATTAGATTACAACCCTTCAACAGACGAACACTGGATTTATGACAACGTTTTAAAGCGTCCAGACGTTGTATTGATACACTCTACTATGTTGGATAACACTTTCTTAGACCAGCACATTAGAGATAAGATTAATAGCTACCAGCCGACACCTGAGAACATAGCAAGAGGCACGGCAGATGAATATAAGTGGAAGGTCTACGGGCTTGGTCAGAGAAGCCGAAGAGAAGGGGCAATCTACGAGAACTGGACAGAGACGAAAGAATGGCCCACCGGGTTTAAGTGGAAGGCTTACGGTTTAGACTTCGGCTTTACTAATGACCCGACCGCGTTAATAGAAGTGCTTTACAACGGAGGTAAGTTATGGGTTAAAGAACTCATCTACGAAACTGGACTAACGAACGCAGACATAGCCCGAAGGTGTGGGCTTCAAAGGTCGGACGAAATAGTAGCAGATAGCGCAGAACCCAAAAGCATAGAAGAACTAAGACGCTCAGGCTTTAGAATTAGGGGCGTAACTAAAGGGCAGGACTCTATAAGGTCTGGAATCGACAAGCTCAAAAGCGTTCCAATAATGGTACACCAAGATAGCGTTAACGTAATTAGAGAGCTTAGGAACTACGCTTGGAAACGGGACTACAAAACTAACCAAGTAACCAACACGCCAGAGGATGACAATAATCACGCGCTCGACGGCCTCCGCTATGTGGCAATGGAGAAGCTAAAGGCCAATACTGGCAAGTATTCAATCCGTTAGATACAGATTAACTAATTTTCTATTTATATAAAATGAAGATAGACTTACCGAAAGACTGGACGGCAGTTACCGTTAGACAGTTTCAAGCCCTGCAAGGAATCTTAAAAGAAGACGGGGAGGAGTACGATAAGAACGTAGCCATTATCTCTATAATGTCAGGCGAAAGCGTAGACGACATAGAACACTACACGCTTGAGACTTACGCAAAATGTATGAAGGCTTTATCGTTTCTAACCCAGCCACTACCAGAAGACAAGGTAAAGAGCTTCTTTTGCAATGGTAAAAAGTACCAAGTCTACTCTAACGTCTACAAGCTAAACGGAGGCCAGTATATTACTTTAATGCACTTACTTAAAGACCCCGAAAAGGTAATAGACCACCTTCACGAAGTAATGGCCGTATTCTGCGTTCCTTATTCTAAGAAGTGGTACGGGTGGAGAAAAGCCAAGTATAATAGCAAGCTGCACGAAGAAGTAGCTAAAGATATGTTAGACGTTCCTATGTCAATTGTTCAGCCATTGTCCGCTTTTTTTTTAGCCAGTTATCTCAAATTCGCTACTCATACATTGGAATCTTCGGTGAAGGAGCTGGAGAAGATAAAGACCAAAGCGGCAAAAAGGTTAGTACGTTTGAATCGAAGTACGGCTGGCTCGACACGGTCAACAACCTCAGCAATAATGACGCTACAAAATGGGGCTACTTTTTTGAACTCCCTTTACGCGAGTTTCTTAACCTCATTTCGTTTCAGAAAGCGAAGCAAGCGAGGGACTACCAAGTAAGCAAAAATGCAAGATAGAAAGCTCATAGAAACGCTTAACGAGTTCCAGCAGGAATACCAGCTTCTTATAGAACAGAATATGGTAGAGAAGAAAGTTAACGCTTCTGGAGACTTAGGCGCGTCAATAGCCCTACCACGAATAGAGCTTTTAGGTCAGGTCTACAATATGCAGGTTACTATGCTGGACTACTGGAAGCAAGTAGACGAAGGACAAGCTCCACCAGTTCGGATAAGCTCTGGAGTATTAGAAAAGTATCTAAGCTATAATGCGGTTCAGGCTAAAATTGGAAGCCCAAAAAGTAGCAAAGGAACGAGGACCGCAAAGAAAAGCACGGGCGAAGGTTGGGACGCTGCACGAATAGAGCAAGTAGCTTTCTTTATGGCCAGAAGTATTAGAAAAAATGGAACTAAACCGAAGCCCTTTTTAAGCGAGGCAGCGGCAGAGATGCGACCTAAATTAGTTCCTGCAATTACCAAAGCCGTAAAGCAAGACATTATCTACACGATTGACGAAATAGAAAAAGCACTAAAGAAGTAATGGCAATTATCACTTATGACCAACCCGAAGCGTATCAGTTAGCCTATAACGATAACGTCTTCGTCTTCAGGTCAGCACAACCCACACCGACTAAACGCTTTAAAGTTAGCGTACTACCAAACGGTTCACTTACTCCAGTAGCTACGGTAAGGGTATATCCTACGCCTTCTGAGTTCGGAGGTGACCACCGGGCCTTTATGGACGTTTCCAGAATACTACAAAGTAAGATAGGACACGATATAAGCATACCAACGGCTAACCACTTAGGCTTCTTACCCAACACAAATAGCCACTACGAATACGCTCTATTAGTTCAGGAGGAGGACGTTAATAGTAGTGGAGCTTACGAGGTCTTAGGACTTGGTCAATTCTACGAAGTTAAAAGCGTATGGAATGGAGTCCAGAATAACATAGACTGGCTGGACTTTACGCCTTCAGACTATCTAATGAACACGGGCGCAGGTAATCACAAGTTTTTAACAGACGGTCCAACGGTTACAGATACCAGAGACATAAACTCTAACCAATCGGCAAGTCTTTACTTTATCGGTACAGAAGATAACGCCCCAAACGGCTACTATCTTACCACCTATTCAGAGTTTAACGCTGGAGGCAGTCAGTTATCTAATATCTTAGTTAGTAACCCTTACGCCTCCGCTATGAGTGCAGGATATACTAAGCGGTTTTTAAGGGTGCCAGTAGGTACTTCTGATATTCCTTTAACGAATCCGTCTCAGTATTCAAGTGGAAGCCCTGCGACCGTTCTAAACAACGTTAAAAGCTACTCCATTAGGCTATGGGACAATAGCGCGAATCCGATAAGTGAGATAGTAACCTTTAACATAGACAGAAACTGTTCTAAATATACACCCGTCCGTCTGCATTGGATGAACAGATTAGGCGGCTTTGATGCTTTCAACTTCGACTTGAAGAGCGAAGAAAGTACTAAGGTAGACCGAAAGCAATACGACCAACAAGCGCACACTTTCACGGGTACGGCTTGGAATTACACTAAGGCCAGTAGAGGTAGAACTCAATACGACACGCAGCTAACTAATTTGCTAAAGGTTAACACTAACTACCTGACCGAAGGTGAAAGCGTTTGGATGGAAAGCCTATTTAGTTCTCCAGAAGTCTACCAAGAGGTTAACAACGAACTGGTAGCGGTTAATATAGACGGTAGGTCCATTAAGAAGAAAACGAGCTTAAATGATAAGCTAATGCAATACGAATTTTCGTTAGAGTATTCACTTAAAAATAAGCGTCAACGTGGCTGAGGTTTATATAGAGGGTAAGAAGTTAGACGTATTTCAGGGCTTTAAGTTCAGCTTCAACTATTCGATAGCTGACATTAGACACCCTGAGAAGAGAAGCACCACTTACAGTAAGACTATCCAATGTCCCGGTACTCAAACTAACGACGAAATATTTGGGCAGATTTACGACTTTAATATATCTAACGGCTACGATGGAACTGAGCCTAATATAGACGTAAACTTTAACCCCAACAAGAAAGCCGAAGCAAGTGTACAGGCTGACGGGGTAGAGGTTATGCGTGGCAGTATTCAGCTCCGTAAGATTAAGCGTAAGAAAAGCGATTATATCTACGAAGTAGTTTTCGTAGGTCGTTTGGTTGACATCTTCGGGGTATTAGGAGACAAGCAGTTAAGCGGCTTAGATAATGACGGGGTCAGGCTTATAGACTTTTCAGACTTAGACCACTACTATACTCAGGCTAACCAGTCTGCAAGCTGGACGGCTCCTTTCGGCTCTGGCTACGTTTACCCAATGTTGGACTATGGTAAATTTGTAGGCTACGATTCTCAAGGCTTACGCAAGTACTTTGTAACTGACTTCAAGCCTGCACTTTATTTAAAGGACATCTTAGACCGTATCTTTACTTTTGCAGGGTTCAGCTATACCAGTTCTTTTCTTTCTTCTGACTTCTTTAAGCGGTTGGTAGTTCCGATATCTTCAAAAACCAAAGAAGATACAAAGAGACTTTTTCGCGCGTCTGTTCCTAAATACGATACAATATTTGAGTCTTTAAACAACGAACAACTTTTAATAAGAGGAGAAAGCGTATTAGGGGCAAACACAATAGTACCATTAGCTATTGGCAACGACTCAAGAATAGGTTATAACTTGGCAGGGTTAGCTTTATTGTGCTTTTCTAATGACTCAACAAACGGAAACTTTGATAACGGAACTTATACAAATTTCGGTAATTATTGGGTTAACCCAACGGTCTACCCAAATACACCGGGTGTCTTTAGTGTAGGCTGGCAAACTTTAGACTCTGGCAGTTACTCTTTTAGGCCAAACGAAGAAACGGCAGGACACTATAATTTAACTTGCAATCTTCGGTTTACTTGGCGAGAACAAGGCTTAGGAAATCAAGAGACTATGTGGACTGAATTTGTCCAAAACATACAAGATACTTACGGCTTAACTCAAGGCGAAAACCTACAAGGAAAAGTAAAAATACAAAGAAGAAGGGTTAACCTTTCTGGGGGTTACACAATTAGCACTATTCAAGAAGAAGATATAAGCATACCAATTAACCAATTTACGGGGACTACATTAGTTTATGGACAACAAAATGTAGAAATATTTGCCGAAAGTGTTGAGTGCTTAGACGGTGATGCTATATTTATAGCTCTTCACTTTCCACAAAGCACGGACGCAGAAAATGCTACTGGCTTTAGTCCAGAGCTTGCGTACTGGGATGGACCAAACGGAAGAAGTTATGATTTATGGTTAACTGTTGGTGGTTCTTTTTATAACGAACAAACGGCAGGGGCTGACATAGTTGATAGCGAGTTTTTGCAGTTTAACGGAAACACTCCAGAGGTGGGAATGTCGGACCTACTTCTTTCGGTTATTAATATGTTTAACCTCTATGTCTTACCAGACCCCGACAATGATAAGAACCTACTTATAGAAACACGGGACGACTTCTACGAAGGTGGAAGCGTTAAAGATTGGACGCACAAAGTAGACCACTCTAAGGAGTTTACTTTAGAGCCTTTGGCACTATTAACCGCTAACGAATACGAATACACTTACACCGAAGACGAAGACTATTACAACGAACGCTACCAAGATAGCCACGGTCACGCATACGGCAGGGCGCGTATTGATATAGATAACGACTTTCTAAACAACACCAACACCACCGAAGTAGTCTTTAGCCCTACGCCTTTGGTAAATGACAATCCAAGTAACAGAATAATAGGTAAGATTTACGACTCAGATATAGAGGAGGGCGCACAACCAACGGACCACAACGTAAGAGTACTTTATTATGGGGGCTTGTTGGAATCTAACCCTAAGTGGATACACGCTTCAGTAGTAGACGACTGGCTTTACCCATTACAGTACCCTTATGCTGGACACCTTACACACCCGTTAGCCCCTGCTCAGGATATAAACTTCGGCATACCTAACGAACTATTCTACTCACAGAACAGTTACACCGGGACGCTTCTTTACACGAACGACAATCTATTTAACCGATACCACCGAAGGGGGCTTTTAGAGGCTACGAATAAGGATAGTAAGATGTTAACGGCTTACCTTTATTTAGAGCCTTTGGATATTCATAAGCTGGACTTTCGCGACCAAATTGTAATAGACAATAGCTACTGGCGTATCAATAGAATAATGGACTACAACCCTTTTAGCGAGGGTCTAACGAAGGTCGAACTAATTAAGGTTATAACTAAGGAGCCGCTTAAAGTAGAGACGTTTAACGTAGGCTCTGGAGGTACTACGGGGACGGCTGGAAACATAGAGAAGAAGCCTATTAATAGACGGTCCTTAAAGAACGGTAATAGCCTACCCCTTTTTGGTGGAGTAGTTCGGGGTACTGACAATAACATAGAAGATGGGGTAACGTCCTTTATGGTTCAGGGCAACCGAAACAGAATTAAGAAAGGGTCTGAAGACATTACCATAAGCGGAGACGACAATACCGTAGAAGGTGGGCTTAGAAGCGTTAGGCTTATTAATACGAACGGGGTAACTGTAACAGAGTCAAACGTAACCTTTGTAAACAACCGTCAGCAGGAAAGCTCGGAGGTATTAGACGGAGGCTTAGACACCGTAAGGCGTATCGGTGGGGGTAGTAATATCTTTACCGTAGACGGAGGGCTTAATATAGTTCAGGCACAATTCAGCGAAACATCTATTTACATTATAGAAGGCGGAGACAACTAATGGCAACACAGGACAGTAGAATAAGATTAAAAAGAAGCACGGTAACGGGCGCAGTTCCAACAGTAGCACCAAGTACGGACCATACAGACGGAACGTGGAGCGTTAACGATGTTTATATAGGCGAACTATATCTAAACGACACAGACCAACGGCTATTCGTTAGAAGCTCTGGGGGTATCTTAGAGATAGCCACCGGGGGAGGTGAACTAAAGCGAGCGCAAGTAACGCTAACGGCTGCTCAAGTGCTTGCTCTCAACTCAACTCCGATAACGATAGTAGCTGGAATAACTGGTAAAGAGATTCAGGTAGTAAGTGCTTCAGCTCATTTAAAGTACAATACTTCTACCTATGCTACCAATACGGTTATGGTACTTAAAGCCGCAAGTTCTGGAGCTTTAGTATATCA